TTATCATTACGATTTCTTTCTGCCATTTTCTTCAAATTTTCAGTATAATATGACATAGGTCTTGGATTATTTTTTAATTTTTCTTTCCAAGTATTTGATTGCTTTTTTCTTACTTCCTCTGGGATTTTCTTTCCTTTTAAACTTATTTTATTTGCAGCACTAATTTTTGCCTTAACTTCTGGTCTTTTTGTTGGACTATTATCTCCATACATCTTAGGAGGAGCATTACCACCATCTGCAATATTCATTAAAATTCCCGTATTATCGCACTTTTTACCGAATATAGAAATCATATAGATTTCGTGTTTAAATGCCTCTTCTTCAGTTATATTTTGCTTTAGTTTGATTATTCTACTTTTATCTTTTGGTGGGTTACAATTTTTACCTCTATGATCGTATAATCTATTTCCTTTTCCTTTTCCGATATAATATGGAGACCCATCATTTTGCAAATAGGCGTATGTATAATATTCACTCATTTTTATATTTTAGTAATATACCATTATTTATAATTAAAACAATTCATTCTCAGTTAATACTTTAAACTCATAACCACGATCAAGACACCATTCTTTTGCAGCTTCCCATTTTGCCTGATTTCTTACATATTCCTTTACTTCATAAATATAACCTTTTGTTTTTTTCTGTTGAACCTTTGGTTCAAGTGTTTGTTTAAAAGGTTTTACTTCAATCAACATTTTTTTAATCACACCATTAGTTTCTCTGACTTTGATGTAAAAGTCTGGAAAGTAACGATGAACTCTATTATCTAATGGTGATCGATATGGTAGAGCAATTTCTTCACTACCCCACTCTAAAATATTTTCATTCTTATCGCAGTAAACCATAAACTTTCGCTCCCATAGAGAACGATAAATTATATTCGATGGATTTCCTTTATATTTTTTAGGAAAGGATGGTTGAAATTTTCCTTTATATGCCATCTAAATACTTAATAATGTAGAACCCTTATAAGGTATTTAGAGTGGCAAATTCTCTAGTCAAAAGAATAACATCACCAGAAGTTAAGGATATTTTTGGAAATTTATCAAAATCTAATCATTATTTGGTATCTTTTTCGACTTTAAAGAAAACAATTACCGAACATGTAAAATATAAATTTGGTGTTGAAAATGTAGAAGAATTTCTTTCTAGAAAATCTGGTCTTCTCTGTTCTGAGGCATCTTTACCAACAAGTGCTTTTGCAAAATTTACAGTTAATGATAATTTTTTAGGAATACCGCAAGAATTTGCTCATACTAGATTATATACTGATTTGGATTTTACTTTTTATGTTGACAAAGATTATAAAAATTTGAGATTATTTGAAGGATGGATGGATTATATTTCCAGCGGTTCGGAATATTATGATAGAGTAAATGAACTTCAGGATAATTATTATCGAAGAATGATGTATCCGGATGATTATAAAGTCCAGACTATGAATATTATTAAATTTGAAAAAGACTATTCAAATCAGTTAGAATACCAATTTATAAATGCATTTCCAGTATCTGTTATTTCCGTTCCAGTTTCATATGGTCCTTCAGAAATTTTAAAGGTTACAGTTACTTTTAATTATGATCGATACATTATAAATCCAAAAGGCAATTATCGCCCAGGAAAGACTAAGTTTAAATCAATAGCTGGATCTGCAACACGACTGGAAGAGGTAAGAGGAGGATCATATCAAACAAGAGAACTTCCATCAATTTATTCAATACCACCATCAGCATTTCCTCCACCGCCTGTAAATTTACCACCACTACCATCATCATCTTCAGTTAGACAACCTCAAACTTCAACTACAACTCAAACTCAACTTCCTGTTTCAGATCAAATATTTCCGGGACTTAATTGATAAATAATCAAAACTGAATTTGTCATAGGATATTATGCCTTTACCAAAAATTGCCACACCAACATATGAGTTGGAATTGCCTTCTACTGGGAAAAAAATTAAATATCGTCCATTTCTTGTAAAAGAAGAAAAAATATTGATTATGGCATTAGAATCTGAAGACATGAAACAGATTACAGATGCAATTGTCAATACTTTGAATGATTGTATTATGACTAGAGGAGTGAAAATTTCTAACTTATCTACTTTTGATATTGAATATCTTTTTTTAAATGTCAGATCAAAATCTGTAGGAGAATCTATAGAAGTTTCTATAACATGTCCAGATGATAATGAAACTAAAGTAGATGTTGAGATTGATATTGATTCGATTAAGATACTTAAAAATAGCGACCATAACAATATTATAAAATTGGATGATGAACTTTCGATGAAAATGAAATATCCATCCATTTCTCAATTTGTTGAAAATAATTTTGATACTGGCGATGACAATGATGATATTAAAAAATCTTTGAGTTTGATTACTTCATGTATTGATATTATATACAATAAAGAAGAAAGTTGGCAAGCGTCTGATTGTACCAAAAAAGAATTGGAAGAATTTGTAGATCAATTGAATACGAAACAATTTAAAGAAATTGAAACATTTTTTAATACTATGCCAAAGTTATCTCATGTAGTTCTCGTTAAGAATCCCAATACTAATGTAGAATCTGAAGTTACGTTGGAAGGATTGGCAAGTTTTTTCAATTAAGTATGGCTCATACTGATCTTGAGTCATACTATAAAGTAAATTTTTCGTTAATTCAGCATCATAAATATTCTTTGACAGAGCTTGAAAATATGATTCCATGGGAACGTGAAGTTTATCTTTCTTTGCTTCATCAATACATTGAAGAAGAGAATTTAAAAGCACAACAACAAAATGGAATTTAGTAAAGTTTAATGATTAACTCAATATTCTCAGGTCTTTCACAAAGAATATCACAGAAAACAAATATCACTAATAGAGCAGTCTCGGCATCTTTAACTGAGACTAACTCATTATTAATGGATATTCGCAGACAATTATCTGTAGATTATTCTAGACGAATAAATGATGAAAGGTCTGAAAATATTATCAATAGAAAAAGAGTTTCTAAAGAAAAATTTTTATTAAAGGAAAATCTAGTAGAAACTATAAAGAGTATTGGAAGTAATGTTGGAAAAGCAGTAATATCCCCATTCAATAAATCTATTTCCAATTTAGGGAATGTTTTAAGAAATCTTCTCTTAAGCATAGGAGTTAATGCTGCTTTTAAGTGGTTATCTAAAAAAGAAAATCTTGAAAATCTTAATGAGTGGGTTAATACCATTTCAAGTAAGTGGAAAGAGATATTGGGAATAATTACAGGATTGGGGGGATTATTTGCCATAGGAAAATTGATAGGTCCTCTTATGACTCTCAAAAGGATATTCACTTTCTTATCCTTACCAAGAGTTTTAGGTGCGATGGGAATACTTTTTGCGATTAAAGAATCTCCACAATTTGGCGATAAACTTAGAGAAATTGGAGACAAACTTGATGAAATGAGTAAAAACCAAGAAGGTTTGCCCAAAACTGGTTTAGAAATATTATCTAAAGCACTCGAAGGTAGTGGAATAGTTTCAGATATATTTACTTCTCCTATTAAAGGACTTATGGAAATTATTAAATCTGGTGGCAATATCACAAAATCAAATGAAGTGATGGAGGAACGTGATAGAATACTGAGGGAAAATATAAGAGAATTCTTATTTAATCTTAAGATTCCTGGACTTAAAATACCAGAAACTCCAGGTTCTTTTGGAACAAGTGGTTTATATGATATTAAAATAGAGAACTGGAAGAAAATTTTAGGAGAGACATTTCAGGGAGTTCGGCAATTATTTAATGAATCCCCTAAAAACACTACAAATGGAAACGGAGTAAATGCTGAACCGGTTCGTATTAAAGTGGAACCATATAGTACACAAAGTTTTAAACCTAGTGGTAATAATTTTTCAACAGCGTTCTTAACTTTACCTCCAGAGATATTACAATCACCACCATCAATTCAGGCAATACCTACATCAACAGAAGGGGATATATCAGTTCCTACAGTAACATCTTTCGATTCTGCAAATCCATATGTTGTTCAGATTTCTAAAGAAATATACGGAATGTTCGCATAAAAAATGGATAATCGTACTATAAGACAGGCAGAAAATATAAAAATAAACGCAACAGGTCTTAGAAATTTTTTGCGTTTATCAAATAAAAAATTATTTGCCTATGGCAAAAAGAATGATAATTTTAAAAATGTTCAATTACAAAAACAAAATATACAACAAAAAATTAGTGGATCTGGACTTAGGGGAAATATATTTGCATCCTCTTCCGGTCTTATAGGAACATCATCAATGTCTATAGGTGCAGGAAATATCTTTAATAACATAATGAGAGTTGGTTCTAGTTTGTTGATTTCTATTTTAGTTAATAATCTACCAAAAATTATTAAAAAAATAAGAGATGTTATTGACACTATTGAGAATTATATAAATCCCATTAAAAAGTTTTTTGATAGTATGAAAAAAACTTTTTATGATAATATTAAGGAAATAAATCAAATAGAAAAACTTAAAGAGTATGGCGATTTGATAAAAAATATTCCAACCATAAAAGAAACAATAGATTTTATTAATGAAAAATATCAAGGTATTAGAACTAAAGTAGATAATTTATTTGGCGGTAGTAAAGATATGGTTTTGGCAAAAGAAGATGGTGTAGAGGGTTTTATTGATAAACTTAATGACAATAAATTTATTCCATTAGAATGGTCAGTAGAAGAAAAATTGAGATATGAATTTATGAAATATAAAGATGTAATCCAAAATAAATTAACACCTTATTTTGCATGGATTGTAAAAACATTTTATTCTCCTCTGAAAGATTTACCAAATCTTCTTTTTTGGAGGGATGCTTACAAAAATACCTCTGATAGTTTAAAATCAAAAATTCTTGAAATGTCTGAAAAAATATATGGAAAAATGTACGTGGATACTTTAGGAAAATTTAAAATTAAAATGTCAAATCTTCTTAATGAAATAAAAGGATTGATCCTCGGCAGTTCTAAATTTACAAATCAAGACAATACTATTAAGTCAGTATTGGAGAATATTTCATACGCTCCACCATCTAAATCTCAAGAATATATTTTAGCATCAAAATTTAATGACGTTCAACCTCCTCCACCAATTTATGAGCATGATAGTAAGTTGATAATTGCCGTTAAACCAATTATCAGAGAAAATATTAAATATATTGCTTATGAATCAAGTTCAACTCAATTCCAATCGGATTCAAATATAAGTTCACAAATATCTAAAATTTGGGAGATGGTATAAAAATGTCAAGTGCAATTAGACCAGCAAAATATGAAAAACTCAGTATTATAAAAAATAATACTGAAGTCAGATTGGAAGGAAAAACTTCCAGTTTTCAATACTATGAGAGTGTACTATCTCCTTTCGTAACTGTAAAAATGAGTTATGTTGATACTGGAAATGGAACTATTTCAAATACTGATCGTCAGGGGAGAGTAGGAACAATTTATAATTCTCTTCCGATTGAAGGGGAAGAACAGATTTCATTTTTAATACAATCTAAATTGGGAGAATTAAATTTTTTACAGAATCCTTTGTTGGTAAATGGATCTTCTAATTCGGGACAAGATTCTACAAAAGAGACCATTTTTTTAGATTTGATTTCGAAAGAAGGGTTGATAAACTTTGGAAAGACCTTGAATAAAAAATATAGCGGAACAATATATGAATCTGTAAATAAAATTTTAAAGGATGAATTTGGAATTCCATTTAATTCAAAAAATATAGAAAAAACAAAAAGAAATTATACTTTTATTGGTGGAGGAAGAACTCCGCTGGATATTTTAATTGATTTAGCTTCTAAATCAAGTCCAGAGCAAGGTAAACCTGGATTTTTCTTTTTTCAAACTCAAGATGGATTTAATTTTAGGTCAATAGATAGTTTAATTTCTCAAGATCCTAAAGCAGTTTATAAGTATACTGGAGCAATTAGATCTACACTAAATGGTGAGGATAATAATTTTAAGATAATGCAATTTTCTGTAGGAAAAAATAGAAATTTAATTAACTCTCTTAAAACAGGTGTTTATGTAAGTAGGCACATATTTTTTGATCCCAGAACCTTTAAATATACAGAAAAATATTTCAATATAGAAAATGGAACAATAACTAAATTGGGATCTAATATTTCAATACCAAGTAGTGCTAAACAAAATGTATCATCAAATTATGTAAGAACATTCCAACATATATTAGATGTTGGATTTTATGAGCAGGGAATAGGGAAAAAATATGATGATGATCCTGCTCTTCAAGTTGCAGAGGCAACGATGAGATATAATTTATTATTTGAACATGTTATAACAATGACAGTTCCTTGCAATCCAAATTTAAGAGCGGGCGACATTATTGAATGTTATTTTGAAAAAATTACAACTGATTCAAAAAATCAGGGATTTTTTGATGAGAATCAAAGCGGAAAATATTTAATTTTACATCTTTGTCATTATTTTGATACTAAAGTTTCGATAACATCTTTAACCATTGTTAGAGATTCGTATGGAATATATACTAATAAAAATGCAGACTAATGTTTAATAATTTCAGTAAAGATTCTCCTAATTTCTTCATAGGAACCGTTGTTGAAATGGATTATCAGAAAGAGCAAGTGGTACAAGGTATTGGTTGGGGGTGGAGATATAAAATTGCTATACAGGGAGATTATACAAATAATAATTCTGATATTTTGCCAGAAAAAATAGGTTATGGTATTTGTTTGT